ACCCGCTCATATATCGTTGAAGGCCTGGGAAACAGCGAGTCGTTCTGTTCGTGCTCACACGGCGCAGGTCGTGTTATGTCACGAGGCAAGGCGAAGAAAGCGTTTACCTTAGAGGATGTCGAGAAGCAGACCGCAGGTATTATGTGCCGTAAGGATGCTGGGATTATTGACGAATTGCCTGGTGCATACAAGTCGATTGATACTGTAATGGAAAATCAATCGGATCTTGTGAAGATCGTGGCACAGTTGTGCCAGGTCTTGTGTGTGAAAGGATAACCATGAAGGATGTTAAGAAAGAGAACAGCAGGAAACCCCTGTTCTCTGTGACAATCAAGGATTGTGAGATCCAGACATTCAGGTCCGGTGGGAAGGGTGGACAGAACCAGAATAAGGTGGAATCTGGGGTGAGAATTATCCACCATCCATCTGGTGCTCGTGGTGAGTCTCGTGAAGATCGTTCACAGTTACAGAACAAACGTAATGCCTTCAGGCGTATGGGGGAATCGCGCCAATTTAAGAGTTGGGTGACTAATATGGCTATGAAACTAAGGGGTGGGAAGACACTTGATGATCGAGTGGAGGAACAGATGGCAATCCAGAACTTGGTCATCGAAACTCAAGTTGAGGGTAAATGGAAACGGATAAAGGAGTAATTATGATACCAAGAAATATGTCGTTAGTAAAATTCAACGAGGGTGATGGTTATCCCGTGGCCCCATACCCACCAGAAATTCGCAAACAATATCCATTTGGGGTAGATGAAGGGTTCTTATTTATTGGAGAGATTATTAATATGCCTGGGCATTGTGTTCTCGTTCGCAAGGATGGAAAGGTGCTTTGGGGCTACCACACTGATAACTTCACAGAACTTACTGAGGATGAAACATAACATGCCACTGAAAGATGCACCACAAATTAACCCAGAAGATTATGCAGCCTGTACGCGAGAAGGCCTCTTACAGATCATTCAAGACTTGACAACGAAGGCTTATCATAATCGGCAGTTGTTTGAGTATTCTTGCATGGAACATGTGTATGATTTTCGAGAAGTGGAAATAGAATTGTCCAGGGCGGGAATTCCAGAAGATGATGGGTATAGTTGTTATTCTCCAGGTCAACGAGTCGCACTCTTAGCAAAAAAAGTAACAAAGGAGCAAGTATAATGGAACTAGATCCCTATTTAATGAATCGCCTGGGAAATTGCCAAAACAGGTATCAGAAATTTCACACGTTTAGGCGAGTCGTCTGTGTCTGTTCAGCAGGATTATTACGTTCGCCCACAGCGGCGTTTGTCCTTTCCCAGGAGCCATTCAACTGCAACACACGAGCCGTTGGATTGGTTCCAGAATTTGCACTGGTCCCATTAGATCAGGTGTTACTGGAATGGGCTGATGAATTTGTGTGTATGACGCAAGACCAACAGGAAGCCGTTCAGGAAATGGTCAAATCTATAAGTCTCCCCACTCCAGTTATTTGCCTCGATATTCCAGATAATTTTTCATACCGAGATCCTGAGTTGATGCGTATGATTGTCGAACGATACGCCAAGGCACATGAAAAGGATGCTAAATAGTCATACTATGGCACAAGGCGACCCAATAGTATTCACAATCCGAGATCGTATGGGATGGATCTGTCCAAAGTGTAACAGGAGTAACTCGCCTGATAATTCGACATGCCAATGTAATGGATATTTTATCAACTACCCACCCGTGATTGATAAGCCATGCGAAACCAATCTTCCAGATCCAGCATTCAGACCAACGTGCAAATAATTCATCTTGCATTTTTGCGATGGGTGTGATATAATGATGGACACAATAATTGAGGAGTAATGATGAGTATTAATAGACCACAGACAACTTCAGATCGAGTGAACCAGCTTCTGTCTAAGTCAGAACCTTCATTCACCGGTCAACCCGTGCTCACCCAACTTGATATGGGATTGGCTCTGAATTGGTACTCCCAAAACCGAGAGAAAGAACACTCCCACAAGTATCTCACCGAATATTGCAAAGAACAGAATATTAAAGTCAAAGCACGTCAAATTGAGGCGCAAGTATCCACATTGGGATTCATCTGCCGCATGATATCCCGTGGTGCACGTCTTGATATGAAGTCCACCGGATGGGTCAACCGACACATCGCTGATATGGTGGCATTTGTGGGTGTGTTGCTTGAGGACCCCAAAGAGACACCCGCCGCTCCCCCAAAACCAGCCACAATCCAAGACCGACTTAGAGCCAAATCCAGTGAAATTATTGGCAAATTGGAAGGTGTGGTAGATGAGTTTATCTTATCGGATTTTAAGAAAGTCCCCGATACGCTAGAATTAATGCGAACGCACGGAGCCATTGGTGCACATGGGCCCAATATCGTCAATGTCTTTAAGCATTTCCGCGATGAATTTCGTCTGGCGATTTCGGGGAAAGATGCACAACTCACCGAGGGGTATGCCAATTATACTTCAGCCCAGATGAAAAAGATGGAAGTTCTTTATGACCAGATCATCTCAGATGCGCTCACTGTGATGGGGGATGCCATTGCCAACCGAGCACCCCGCACCAAGAAAATTAAGTCTCCTGAAAAGCAAGTTAAGTCCCTAAAGTTCTCAGAAGAAGATCCTGAACTCCATATCAAGTCCATCCCTCCCACTCGTATAGTTGGCGCAGAAGGTCTCTGGTCCTATCATCGTCCCACTCGCATGTTGAGCTACTACGTGGCGGATGATGCCTCAGGCTTGGGAGTCAAGGGCTGTACACTCACCAATTATTCCAAGACTAAATCCCGCACCAAGAAACTTCGCAAGCCCGAAGAGATATTACCCCAGATCTTATCGGGTGGGAAATTGTATCTGAGGAAGATCATGGATTCACTGACTACGAAGGATGCCAAAGTGACTGGACGACTAAATAGTGAAACCTTATTAGTGAGGGCAATAGTATAATCATGATACTCGTGGATTTCAGCAATCTTGCATACGCCTGTATATTGGAAAATCTGGCTACAACTAAGAAAACTCAGGCCGATATTACTATTGTACGGCAAATGTTGTTATTCTCATTGCGCTCTAATGTGAAGAGATTCAAGCGCGAATATGGTGAGGTAGTGATATGTTATGACGCCGACACTTACTGGCGCACGGACATATTCCCCCACTATAAATATAAGCGCAAAAAGGATCGGGAGAATTCGGCGCTCAACTGGGCCTCCATCCACACATGTCTCGATGCGCTCAAGGCGGAATTCAAAGCGAATCTCATGTATAAGGTGCTTTCGGTTGAGAGATGCGAGGCCGACGACATTATTGGGTATCTTTCGCATGTTCATGGGCCCACGTCAAAGATCATGATTATCTCTGGCGACAAGGATTTCGCACAACTTCAAGTCCATGCTCACGTCCATCAGTATTCACCAACACTCAAGAAATTGATCCGAGATGAATTCCCAAAGATTACACTCAAGCAACAGATCATCCGTGGTGATTTTGGAGATGGGGTGCCTAACATACTTTCACCAGATGATGTGTTTGTGGTGGGTGGGCGACAGAAGCCCATCATGGAGAAAAAGTTAATTGGCTGGCTCAATATGCCAATTGAGTCCTTCTGTACAGAAGGCGAGATGCTAAAGAATTTCAAGCGCAATGAGATTTTGATTGACCTGCGGAATATTCCAGTGGAAGTCAAACAGCGAATAGGCTATGCCTACGAGACCACCAATCCAGCCGGTCGTGGTGCCTTCTTGAATTACCTGATAATGAGTGGGTTGAAGGATCTAGCCGCGTCGGTAGAAGATTTTTAATGGCAGTTTAACAGTTCCACGAAGGAGAATTATGAACTATGCGTCCGTGTTATTCAGTGAGATATTTCAAGAGTTTGACAAAGTAAAGAACCGCGAACAACGCATTGCCGTATTGCAGAAATATGGACAAAACCCCTGGTTTAGGGAATTTCTTAATTATGCGTTCAACCCCAGGATCATCTTTGACATCATAAAGATCCCCACCTATAAGGCAGCAGTGGAACCCGCAGGCTTATGCTATTCCACTCTCAGTAATGAGATGCGTCGGCTCTACATTTTTATTTTGGGACACCCGAAACGCACAGCCAAACTGGACGCAAAAAAGGAAGAGCGTATCCTCAGTGTATTACTGGGATCGATTCATAAAGACGAAGCCGCCTTGCTGGTGAAGTGCTTCAAGAAGGATCTGGGTGTGAAGTATCTCACTCCATCCCTGGTGAAGGAAGCATTTCCCAAGATGCCTTTCGTCCTGGAAGTTGAGCCTCCTGTCGTGAAAGATGCGTTTGGACATATCACGAAGGAAGTGGTTGATGGAAGTCTTCATGTGAAAAAGATTAAAACCACGGGCGCAACCATAAAGGTGTAATGATGGATACTGTTGAAGTGCAATTGGTGAAGTTAGTTGATGGTCGTATCGCCCTGAAGTATCCAAAAACCGGTCCCCTGTGGGATATGGAAGGCTACTACCTGCCTTCTCAAGATTAC